TTGAAGATCGTTATGGTCGTAAAATTAGATATAAAGATGCAAGAACAGAATGGACAGGAAGTCGTGTTCATAAAGCTGATTTTGAATCTAAGCATCCTCAGTTAGAACCACAGAAATATCTAAAGAAAACTAGATCAGATCTTTTATTTAAACCAAGACCTGATAACGACAGTAAAAATCAAACTACAACTTTTAGAGCAGGGCCTTTATTTAAAAACTTTGCTGCTAAGATGGGCACATTTGTTGGTGAAGTATCATTAAACATTGCAGAAGATTCTCCAGGTTTTGAAGCGACAGCATCCCAAGGTACTCCAGCTTACACAGCACAAACTAATCCATCTGGAATAGCAAGCACATCTGCACAAGGTACAATAACTGCAACAGCTATAACTAATCCTACAGGAATAGCCGCTACTTCTGGTCAAGGGGGGCCACAATTTAATTTAACTGAGAATGCACCAGGACAAGCAGGTACTTCAGCACAAGGTTCATTAATCTTTAGTGCTACAGAAAACATAGCAGGTATTGGTTCAACATCAGCTCAAGGTACAGTTACACCACAACTAGTTGTCGCATTAAGTGGGTTGCAAATGACTGCTGGACGTGGTACAATAACAATAGGACAGCCTGGATGGGGTAACAATCCATTTGGCTTAGGAACATGGAACGCTTAATATGGGATTAACTTACGTACAACTAAAACAAGCCATACAAGATTGGACTGAGAATGATGCCGCTGAATTTACAGCAGCGACTGGCTCTGGTAAAGCGCCGATTGACTTATGTATAGAACTCGCTGAAGACAGGATTCAAAGAGAAACTGACCTTAATTATTTTAGAAAAACCACTACCATTTTAGTAACAGCAGATACCAATACAACTGACATCCCTCAAGATGTATATATTACAAGATATATGAAACTACAAACAGGTGAGTTTTTAGAAGAAAAAGACGATACATTTATAAGAGAATACACTCAAAATAGTGCTACAACAGGCACACCAAAGTTTTTTGGATATACTAGTACAGGTGCGGCATACACTTCTAGTAATAGACAAGTAAATTATTTATTTGGCCCTGTTCCTAGTGTTGACACTACGCTAGAAATAGGTTATACTATTAAACCAGCAGGATTAAGTTCATCCAACGCAAACACATACGTTGGTGATTTTGCTCCTGATGTCATATTATATGGTAGTCTTGTAGAGGCTAGTATATTTATGAAAGATACGGCTGAGAAATTGCAAAGATATCAAGGGTTATATGACCGATCTTTACAAACATTCATGGCTCAAGAACAAATACGAAAACGAACTGACGAGTTCATAAAAGGTGAAATAAAAGGATAAGATTATGGCAGGATTAACATCAGCACTTTGCAGCACTTTTAAGAAGGAACTATTGGAAGGCGATCATGACTTCAACAATGGAGCTGATGCTTTTAAGCTAGCCTTATTTAAAGCCAATGCAAGTATAACAGGAACACACGGAGCAGCTACAACAAACTACTCTGATATGACTGGCAACTCAGATGAACTAGCAAATGGAAATGGATATTCAACAGGCGGAAATACATTAACAAACGTAGATCCAAGTGTTTCAGGCACAACAGCAATTACAGATTTTGCGGATACTTCATTTACTTCTGCAACATTTACAACTAGAGGTTGTTTAATTTATAATTCAAATGATTCAAATTCAGCAGTAATGGTGATTGACTTTGGTGGAGACTACACAGTAACAGGGGGCACATTTACTATTGCATTCCCAACTGCAGATGCATCAAACGCAATTATTAGAATTGCATAAGGAATAAACTATGTCATCAACATGGAGTAATTTAGGTTTAAGGTTAATGGCCACAGGGGAGAATGACGGAACCTGGGGTGCACAAACAAATGACAACTTAAATAGGATAGAAGATGCAATTAGTGGTTACGCTACTATAGCTGTATCAGGTAATGTTTCTTTAACTTTTACTACGCAACCAACATCTTACGCAGATGAAAATGGTCGTAATAAAATTTTAGTATTTACAGGTACACCAGGCGCAACAGCAACAATTACTTTACCAGATATAGAAGCACACTATTTTGTACAAAATGATACAGATTCTAGTTTGACTTTTCAATCAGGTTCAAACGCGGTTACTTATACATTACCTTCAGGCAGAGACACAGCAATATTTGTTGATGGTTCTGATGAAGTATTTAATGCATTAGCTAACTTAGATGTAACAACTGTTAATGGGATTGACCCAGCAACAAGTGCAACAAAGGGATTTGCCACTGCAATGGCAATCGCTTTATAATTTAGGAGGAATAAAATATGGCAGATTCAGCAAGTGTAACTATTACAGCTACAGTATTGCCTGATGAAATAGCTAAAACTATAAGTGGTTCAATGACATTGGCTCCAACCGATGCGAACGACAAATGGTATTACAAGTTAACAGCTTGTACAGCTACAAGCACTGACTTGATAGCGGGTTATTTTACAGACTATACAGCAGTAGATGATGATACAGCACCAACAGCCGTCCACGCAAACGATAAAATTAATTTTATATTTATTAAAAATCTAAGCGCTGGAGACGGTATTATTGTATGTTTCGATGGTGGAACAGCAGCTCATGACTTAGTTGATGGTGTATTTATTGGAGCAGGCGAGTCCTGGTACGGTAGATTACCAAACACTACAGTAGCGAATCTACATGCTATTAGTGCTGATATAGGTGGTACAGGTGACGCGACAGCTAACTGTATCGTAGCAGCTTTAATAGATGATGTAGCATAAGGTAGGAAAATATGGCTCAAGATTTTGAAGGCAAAGGCTTTCCCGTATCAACTACCGACGTGCAACTTAGATTTGCGGATAGTGATGATGCAATTGTAGGAATACGATTGGCTAACATCCTCACTTCCCAAGTTACAGCAGACGTATACTTACAACACAACGGCTCAAACATTTACTTAGTAAAAGGTGCCCCCATTCCTGTGGGTGGTGCTCTGGAACTGATCGATGCGGGCTCCAAAGTTGTAATGATGAGTGGCGATAGACTAGTGGCAGTATGTAATACAGCTAATGGTTTAGATGCTTGGGTAACAAGTGTAGATTCAATAAGTACATAAGGATAAATAAATGGCATACGTCGGAACACCAATAGATACTACAAATACTTTTCAATCACTAACTGGAGATAGATTTGATGGAGATGCAAGTGAAACTGCATTTACATTATCCACAGCACCAGCTAGCACATTGGATATTGAAGTATTTGTTGGAAACGTAAGACAAGACCCTAACTCAGCATACACTCTATCTGGAACAACACTAACATTTACTGGCGCTCCTCCTAGCGGCACAAACAATATTTATGTTGTTCATCAAGCAAAGAGTGTAGGAACTATTGACCCTCCTGCAACGGAGAGTGTAGCAAAAACTTTTAGTGGCGGTGTTACTATGTCTGGAACTACAACTCACTCTGGCACTTTAAAAGTTGACACTGTTTCAGAAAATTCATCTGGAAATGGTGTAGCAATTGATGGTGTGACATTAAAAGATAATGGAGTTGTTCTTGGCACTGGGGGTATAAACTTTCCAGATTCACAAACAGCAAGTGCTGATGCAAACACTTTAGACGATTACGAAGAGGGTTCTTGGACTCCTACTAGTGCTAGTATATCTTTCTCTTCTGCAACTGGTAGATATGTAAAAATTGGAGCACAAGTAACTTGTTGGTTTCAAATTAATTTTCCAAGTACAAGTAATAGCTCTGACGCAAGAGTTACTGGAATACCTTTTAACCCTGTAAGTCAAAATGGACAAGGTGTATTGGGAAATATAAATAACACGGATATTGCAGATGTAAGAGTAAGTGCTGATAGCGGAAATTCATTTATAAATTTAAGAAATGAAGCAGGCGCTGAAAAAACAAATGCTAATTTAAGTAGTAGAAATATAAGAGGCATGATAACTTATTTACAAGCGGCTGATTAGGAGAATTAAATGGCATTAACTAAAGAAACAAAAATAGCACAAATAGAAATTCATGGTGATTACAAACACATCTGCATTGTAAAGGATACTTTTGTAAAAGAAGATGGCGTGCAAATAGCAAGAACAAGACACAGAAAATTAATTTCTTGTGGACATATTAATGATTGGTCTAGTAAGACTTTTATAGAAACAGATATATCCGCAGAAGAAAGTGACGTACAAGCTATTTGTAATACAACATGGACAGATGAAGTTAAAACTACATGGAAAAATAAATTAATTGCAGATAAAGGATTATAAGGGGTAACACATGAGTAAAACACAAATACCAACAGGCGGAATAGCAGATGATGGAGTTACAGCCTCTAAAATTGCTGATGCGGTAGGATTAGGAAAAATTTTACAAGTTGTAAATGTTGTATCGAATACTGAAACAGTTGTTAGTAATAATACTTACACGGATGTTGGTTTATCATTAGCTATTACTCCCGCATCTACCAGTAACAAAATTTTATGCACTGTTTTTTGTAATGGTGTGGGTAAATTTACTAATAACACTTTTGCTAAATTAATATTAGTAAGGGGTAGCACAACTATTGTTGATGATTTTGCAAAAGAAGGTGGAAACACAGGAAGCACAGCAACAAATAAAATTGGAACTATTGGAACTACATTTTTAGACAGCCCCTCATCCACATCTGAGCAGACATACAAAGTACAAATGCAATCTGGGCAAAATAATGCATCAGTTCAAATGGGTGCGAGTGGAGCTAAAAGCACAATGACACTTATGGAGATTTCAGCATGAGTTATATTTCTAATATCGCAGAGGCTATATCTGCAATAAAAGCTGATTGTAAATTTGCAGTTCGTGGAGAAAATAAAGATACACAACAAGCAACTTTAGATGCCTGTGAATTAGAGTGGCATCAAGGAGAAACTCCAGTAAGTAAAGAAGATATTAAAACAAAATTAGAGGAGTAACACATGGCACTAAGTAAAATAGATGTAGCAAATATGTTAACAGGTGCAACTCCTGTGGCTAATGGAGGAACAGCATTAACAAGTGGATTTACTAATGGATTTACAGGAATGGCTAATCAATGGAGAATAACAGCAGATTTTACTGGTGCAGGTAATCCAATAGCTTCAAATTGGGAATTAGCAGACACAGATGGATACGGAAGTTTAGGCAGTAATATGACACAATCATCTGGAGTGTTTACTTTTCCTGCAACAGGAATTTATTATATACAATTTATAGTTTCAAACACTGCTGATAACATAGATGGTCAAATTCAAATTCAAGTTGAAACAACAACTGATGGCAGTAATTTTGGAGGTGCTTCAGAACAAGTAACAGGAATATCAAGAGCAAGTGACAGCAACACTTATAGCACTTCTTTTGTTTTTGATGTTACTAATGTTTCTACACACAAATGTAGATTTGTTGTTGCAAGCGCAAGTTCAGATACAACAACTCACGGGCATAGTTCACAAAATGAAACTCATGCCACATTTTTAAAAATGGGAGACACATAGAATGCCAGTACCTAGACCTTCACACATAGAGGACGCATTAGTAAAATTACATTCTAACCAATGGTTCACTTGGACAGATAGTAAAAATAAAATTTATGCTAACTTACGACTTTCAGATAAAATAGGAGTTGATGGTAATATTGTAGATAATACAGTTACAGAATTACCAACAGAATCAGCAGTAAATGCTAAACTTGTAGAATTACAAAACGCATGGGATGCGGCAAACGGAGGATAGATGGCATACATAGGAAAATCAATAGAGAGTGGCACATTTAGTGTACTCGATACCAGTGGCAATACTTATAATGGGTCTAACACCACATTTAATTTAGGTTCACAGGTCGGTTCTCCTGCACAGCTTTTAGTATCACATGACGGGGTTATTCAAAAACCCGGCACAGATTATAGTTTAGCTAGTGGGGGTACACAAATAACATTTAGTACAGCACCTGCAAGTGGTGCGAGTATCTTCATCGTGGAGATATCTGGTGCAGTTGGTGGCCCATTAGATTCAGACTTAAATGGTGCAGAACTAATATTAGATGCTGACGCTGACACAAGCATTACAGCAGATACAGATGACCAGATAGATATTAAGATTGCCAATGCAGACCATGTAAAACTAACATCATCATCTGGTGATACAGTATTACAGCAATCAACAGATGCTAAAGATATTATTATCAAACAATATGATGGCACAGAATTAGTAAACTTTAATGATGGAGGCTATTCTTCTTTTACAAGTGCCGCGCTAAATCCAGAAGCAACAT